TTAGAACAGTGAAATCAGCAGCGCCACTGGAAAGCTCATTGGCCAGGTAGAACCGATCAGAAACGCGCACAGAAAGCGGATGCGCTTGCGATCCTTTGACAGGAACCAGGTGATGAGTGCACAGATCGTCGCCATCACGGCGTAGAAGACCAGCATTTTTTGGTATAGGGTCATAGCTGACATTTGCTCAAATAGAATAAAACGCGCGCAATATGCATTTTTTATTGATGTAAATCAAGCTTTATCCCTGCTAAAGCGAGGGAAAAAGCCCTTTGATTATCTGCAGCGAGCGAAATAAAGAGAAGAGCAAAAAAAGGAGGTGAAGGTACAGTTGTGAACCAACAGTGGTTACGCCGGGCGGCGCTACGCTTGCCTAACCTACAAACAGCGCCAGACCGTAGGCCCGGTAAGCGCAGCGCCACCGGGCTCATACGCTAGTGCTTAATCATGATGTGCGGGATATTTTTTATGTTTTAAGCTGAAGTAGGTTAAAAGCAGGCACAAACCAAAGCATTAGCGCAAGACGAATCACGACCTTCGGAGGTTTTGAGTTGTTTTGCGCTAATTTTTTGCCCCATGCATGCCCCAGAGAGCGCAAAGCCCTGCACAGGTGCAGAGCCTTGCCCTCTTCCTTCCATCACGCCTACCATATTTCTTTTCTGTCTATGTAAGAATTTAAGCCAGTGACTCTTCGGTATAGTCAATGCCTGGATCGTAACCTAGCGTTTTCAGAAATGCGGTCATATTTTCTTCGCGCTTGCGCATGCCTTCATTTTCATCCATTAAGGCCAGAATTGCTTCGTGGTGCAGCGCGGCGGCCACTCCTGCTGTGTCAGGGAAAAGCACATCTTTAATGACCTCCCCATCCGCCATCGTCAGGCTCATACCGTTGGTTGTCACTGCATCCGGGAATACAGTCTGAACATCCTGCGCGATGAAGCCGATACCAAAGTTGCCGCTATCCTTACGCTCCCAGGTACAACCCTTTATGGCCCGCATCTTAACAAGCGGGTCCTCAATACGGGCGATTTTGTCCTTGATGCGCACATCTGACGAGTTAACCCACGAACCGTTATTAGCGTAGGCGCTACCGTTTGCGCTGAAGGCCCAGTTAGCCGTCAGGCTCCCTGCGTCTGATACGTGGCCGACTGCATATGCCCGCTCGGAGGTGGACGCCGCCAGCCCTGTAAAGAACGCCCCCGCCGCAACGCCCGTATAGAAATAGCGGTGCACGGAGTCAGCAAAGAATGATCCGCTAGATGTAATATTATGGTTAAACGCGACAGGGGCGGTATTCCAGCCGGAGAATACGCTCCCGTATCCTGTAGTGGGGACGTCGTTATAGGTAATACCGTAGGAGCCTTTAGTGAAACTATAGCGGGATGTCAGATTGGACGCACCGGCAGCTGGCAACGCGCCCAGGTTCGTCAGCGCAGCTGCAGCCGTCGCTGCCCCGGTGCCCCCTGATGCAACGGGCACTGCCCCGTTCGTCCCTTTCTGAACCAGTGATTGTTGCGCAGGCACTGTAACCGATACGCCATTAATGGTAATAGTCACATTCCCGGTGCCGGTCATGACATCAGCAAAACCGCTCATGTACCGCTGGTACATACCGAACGTCTCGGCAATGTCCTGTGCGAGCCCGTCCACGCTCAGGCTGTCGCTCAGCAGAACAGAATAACGGGTGCCTGCCGGGATCGCCGGATTGACCGCAGGCGTCACGGCCAGCTGTGTGGCGCTGGTCACGCCGGTGATCTGGAATACCTGCGGCGGGCTGGTCATTGCGATAACAGTGCAGCCGTTGCGGATCAGGCTGCCTGCCGCCGCGAAATTAGTGCCGGTACCGGTGAGCGTGTTGCCGCTGCCGGCGATCGTGCCAGTGGTGTAAATCATGTTTTCTCCGGGCAATAAAAAACCCGCGCGCGGCGGGTTCTGTGTGGAATATACGTTGCTGTCAGTCGTAGTTAGCGAGATTCAGCGCGTAAACGCTGTTTTTCATATTGTGGTAGCCGAGGTTAGAAACACCGCTTCCGGCGCTGCCTCCGGTCAGTGCCTGGGCGATCTGCGTGGTGCTGCCGTTGAATACAGCTGAAAAAAAGTACTGCGAAGACCACGGACGCGTCCCGCCATCCATGATCACGCCTGTCGCCAGCCCCGACATGGCTGGAACGATGCCATATTTACCCGCGAGGGTGGTGTTAATCGAGAACCCGGCGCTGTCGCTCCCGTTGGTACCGATCGCCTGAACATCCGTTAACACTCTGGTCTCGTTTGTCAGGATGCATGTTCCCTGCTCGTCCCAGATAGCGATCCCCCACGAGGGCAGCGTCTGTGCAAAAATCGTGAAGAAGTACACGTACGCAGTGCCGTTTCCGGAGGAATTTTTAAATGTCACGGTGCAGGTGTTCCCGCTGACGGTATAGCTGGTCGTGCAGCTGACCGTTGTGTACACAAACGGGATCACCGGGCGACCTGACGGGAATGTCTCCGATATCACTGTTGATGCGCCACCGGCGAAAACAGCAGCCTGCTTCCTGCTGTACATCGCCAGCGGTATCGACTGCGGCGTAATAAACGGCGCGCCGTTCTCTGTTACCAGCAAAGCACCCCAGTCCATTAAGCGGCCCTCAGATAAGCAATAACGAAGCCATTAATAGCCGGATAGGTATTGGCACCAAAATTATTATCCGCCGCTGCGCCCAGGGTGATAGTGCCTCCTGACACCGTAATGGAGCGACGCGCAGTGGTATAGCTGTCGCTGGCGGTTACATGCAAAAACTCCAGCATGAACCCCGCCGGTACCGTATAACTCGCCGCGCCCGACTGCTGCCCGGCGGCTACTGAAAAAAAACCCAGCACGCTTATCGGCACCAGTCCGTAGTTATTCGGGTTGCCGTTGGCATCCCACGTCTGGATCCCCCACGCCATCAGAATACCCCCGTAATTTTGCCGATCTGCACCCTCAGACGATTGGTGTCACGAATACTGATAGTGGTATTGGTCTGCTTCATCCCGCCAGCTCCGTCACTTCCATAGTTCTGCATTGTCCCGTCTTTACCCCAGCGCCAGCCAGCCGTGCCTGCAACGTAATTGTTAGACTGCAGCGAGTCAGTAATTTTACCGAACTGGATGCTGGCATCCCTGAAGAAACCATCGTTGATGAACGTCTGCCCGTTCTGAATGACAAACGGCAGCGTTACTGCGCCACCTGCCTGGCTCATCACAGCAAACCGGTCAGCAACGAATATCACCTGAGATTGCATTCCTGACGGCGTATTCTGCACACCCAGACCCATCCCGGCGGCATATTGCCTGCCATTTGCATCAACGCCTACCTTGATGCTGTACATCGCATTCAGGTTGTTGTTGATATCGGCAGTAGCCTGGGCATTCGTGGTTACAGCAGAGCTCACACCACTAATCGAGGCAGTCAGGGAGGTAATCTGCGACGCAGTAGACTGCCGGTAATCAGCGAACGTCTGGCTGACGCTGTTGATCGAGGCGACCGCGCCATCAACACGGGAGGACATCTGCAGCAGAGATTGTGCTGAGGCTTCCCGGTCACTAGCCGCAACAGTGTCGATCCGGTCAATCTGGGCGGTGTTGGCAGCGTTAACAGCCGTCAGGGTCCGCCGGGCGCTGACCTGCGCCAGCGTGTTCTGAATCAGCGCGATCGCCGTATTCTGCACGCCGCCGCTGGCCTCAGCCGTCTGGCCCTGAAGCTCATCGAACCGGGAGGCCGTGGCGCTGTCCAGCGTGGTGACAACCTGATCCAGCTCGGTAATCGCTGCGGTGTTTTGCGCCACCTGCTCAGTAGCGGCATCAGCTGCATCACTTGCCGCGTCGGCCTTATCAGATGCGGTTTTAGTAGCTGCCGTCAGCTGGCTAACTGCTGTGGCCCGCGCTTCCGTTTCACTGGCCAGCGCCTGGCGCACTTCGGTAATGCCCGCCGCGTTCTCCTCCGTTGACGCCTCAAGCCGGGTAACATCTGTAACCCGGGCCTCTGTCTCAGTGGCGATCACCTCGCGCAGCTGTTCGAACTGCGCAGTGTTTGCGCCCTGCTGGGCAGACTGACGGAACACAACTTCAGCGATAGCCAGTGCATTCTGGATAACGCCCTCGGCGGTTTCCCGGGTTGCGCCGACGGCCGCCGCCAGTTGGTCAGCATTTTCTGCAATAGTGGCAGCCAGATCGGCCACCGTCTTACTGGTCTCTACGGCGTTCTCAATCAGGTCCTGGAAAACAGCCGTGTCCTTCATCTGCTCCAGAATGTCAGCCGCGATTGCGCTCACATCGATGGAGGATGTCCCCATTACCCATTCAGTCCAGTCCCCGGCATTGCCAATACGATCCACCAGTCGCGCGCGGTACCACTGCCTCACGCCTGCAGGCATCGGCCCATGCTGATAGCTGGTTGCCGGATAAGGGACGGTGGCCAGCGTCAGCGGGTTCGCCTTATCATCAGTGGTTGCACGCTGTAGCTCGGTGTAAGCCGTGTCGCCAGAACCATCAGGGAACGCCCAGGTAACGTTGATGTTCCACACCACATCGTCGCTTGCCAGCAGGTTCTGCGGTGTGCCGGGCTTGCCCGTTTTCCCGGTCAGATAGGTCGTGTCAGCGTAACCCCATGGCGAACTGGACTCCTGCGCGTTCAGCGCGCGTACCCGCACATCGTAACTCCCGGTGTAGATCCCCTGTACCGTAAACCCCTGGGCGCTGGTCACCGGAACGTTAACCCAGTCGCCGTTGTCCTTGCGCCACTGGGCCTGGTACCTGATAGCACCTTCTACCCTGTCCCATGTCACGTTCATGCTCGCGACAGTCATACCCTGTTCGATATGATCAGTCTCGAAAATAACGATGTTTTTCGGGGCAGGGATAACGCTGATTGGTGTCACAGTAACAGGGGCTGGAGTTATGCGCACACCGTCATCGATATAGCGGTATTTATCCGGATCGTGCTGAACCGCGGCGATAGTGAAGCCGCCATTGCTGTCGTCGTTTGATCGAATGGATGTGACGCGGAAATACTGGATTGCTAGGTTGTCGCTGTCGATGGCCCACACAGAGCCAGGAACCGGAGCAATCCTGAATGATGTGCTGACCGTTACAGTCTGCTTATCTGCGCTTACTGCCGAAATCGTCCGTGTCTGCGACTTACCATCAGGGAGATTGACCACAAGACGGTCACCGGTTTGGTAGTCAACGGTGCGATCCAGCTCGATATTTCTACCACTCACTGACCGGATGCGACCGCCGTTCTGCTTACCGGCGCGGAACGGATCCGCAATACCAATAATTTCTGCAGGCAGCGGAATGTAACCGTCAAGGCCTACACCAAAAGACACCGTTCCATCACGAGAGTTAGACAGGAGCGCCCAGCGCCCACGGCGGTGAGCCTCACTCTGTGACGTACAGCCAATCGCTGTCATCGTCATCTGGTTTACGTTGTAACGCTCTACCAGTGCGGAGTCATAGACTCCTTCTACCGTGTCGCTGTAATGGTCTTGCGGGTCTGACCAGGACACTAGCGCAGAGGTGTAACGGTTTTTGTAGCTGCCGCCGCCATACGTAAATAGCCCGTCAATGACGTTTGAAGCATGATAGGTGTAATCAACATCGTCCTGCGGCACATCGGCGCGCACGTAAATCTGCTCGTTACCCCAGAAGGTAATGCCACGGAATACAGCTGCCAGGTCGCTCAGCACAGTGTAGGCGTCCTGCTGGCTCTGGATGTACACGTTGCAGGTAAAGCGCGGCTCCGTGCCTCCTGCCCCGTTAGACACCATCTGGTCGCAATACTGTGCGATGGCGTACAACTCCCATTTGTCGATCATGCTGGAGTCGATGCGGGTGCCCATTCCATAAATCTCGTCCAGCACGAGGTCGTAAAATATCCATGCCGGGTTGTTGGTATAGGCCATCTTGAATCCGCCCAACCATGTGCCACCATATGTCCGACTTGCCGGATCATACGTATCTGGCACGCGAACGAGCTTACCTTTCGGCTTGCAGGTTACCTTTGGAGCGCCGCTGGTAAACTGGCTGCTGTCTACCTCAATAAAAAGCAGTGCTGTGTTCGGGTAGCGTAGTTTGCTGTCGATAACTTCAGCGAAAGAGAAAACCTTAAATGCGTTAACGAGCTTAGAGTTACCAATGGAATCAGGAGTGATACGGCGCACTCGTACAGCCCATCCTGTTGTAGCCTCTGGCAAATCGATACGGTGGTCTCGCTGATACTCAGTGGTAGTCTTTCCGTCGAATTTACCGTTAACCACCGTCTTCCACGCCGCGCCATCTGTGGAGAGGTCAATGGCGTATTCAGTGACAGTGCCGACCATGTCGCCGTTATCTTTATAGGCGTACTGCGCAGGAAGGCTGAGCTTTATGCGCACGGCGTCAAGCGTCAGGTTAGTGAACTGACGCGTCCAGGGAGATGAAGTGGTTACTGCTACGTTAGCGGACAGCTCGTTGTCTACTTCCGGGAGACCCTGGATATATGTCTGATCCTGCGTGCCAGCACGGAAATCCCACTTCACGCCGGTGAAGTTATAGCTGCCATCGGCATTAGCCAGCGCCGTGTCATTAAGGAAAATGTTCTGAGCGGTCAATTCACCCTGGATTTCACCCTCGGTGATGGCTAGAAGCATCTTTAATTTTGCTACCGACAGCAGGTCATCCGGATCCTCAACGGGGGTATGCTGCTTCCCACCGCCACCTTTATGACCTTGAATAATGGTTTCACCGTTAAGAAGTCGCATATTTCACCCATAAAAAAAGCCACCCGGAGGCGGCCTGTGGCTAACTGTTATTTTTACTGCTGATCGCTGGAGAAGATGCCCGCGCTGATGATTGCACCCCCGATTTCCCGCTCGCCAAACAGCACCGGTACCGGGTAGCCCATTGCTACAGTGTTCACCGGTGAGCCAAAGGCATAGTTGGGCTTGTTATCGGTGCTGGATGATGCACCAACGTTGTATTTCGGCTGCGGGGTCAGCATCTGAATCACTCCACCCAGCATCATGCTAAGGCCGAGGCCAGTTAGCGCGGTTGTGACGCCAGCTGGCACCGTGGCACTTATCCCGATTGCGGCAAGTGATGCACCTGCCGTGAAGTAAGCAGCAACCAGAGCAACCGCGCCGATAACCACCTGAAGCACACCTGCACGCTTTGAACCTTCGGTAATGGCTGTAATGCGATACACCTCGCCGCCGCGGGTCATATCAAACTCGTCGAGGCCGATGTTATTTTTGCCATTGAAGAAGGCGAAGCGGATCCCCTTCATGTGGCCCTCTGACAGGTAGCGCTTAAACCCCGGAACCTGGCTGCACATGGCGCGAAGCATCTCTCGCAGGTCGGCCACATCGAATTTGTGCTCGCGCCCGAATTTCTTCGCCATGCGCCCGTCAAGAATTAGTGTTTTCAGCATTCATAAGCTCCTTATGGCGCACCACACGGACGGTACGGTCACGGAAATATTTGCCGTAAGGTACGCGGCAAGAAAGGCTGCCGAAGTTGTGGTGGAGCATCATATTTTCCTGATGCTCATGGCGTCCGAGGTAGATGGCGGCGTGATTGGTTACTGAGGCCTGCACGCGCATCATGATCATGTCGCCGGGCTGCATGTCAGCCGGGTCCACCTGAACAAAGCCCTCTGCCTGCCAGTTATCGTCATAGCGGTTTTCGCCATGCTCCCACCACTCATACGGCACCGAGTAATCACCCAGTGAGATGCCATGCTCGCGCTGATACCACTCGCGGATCAGCGACCAGCAGTCTGCAAATCCCAGCACCCAGCGCCGCCCGGCGTAGTCACGGTCTTCACGCGGAGCCAGAGTGCAAAAGTCCCCGTCCGGCCAGCTCATAATGCCCCACTCAACACCGGACCAGTCACACTGCACGCGGTCCATTTCGGACGGTACCAGCTGGACCACATCCGGATGGGAGTGGATAACCATAATGATTTCACCCAACTCCGCCGCCGCGAGTTTGTCCTCGGGCGACAGCGTGAACGAATCGGTGGGTGTCTCTGAGATATTGCGGCACGGTACGTACTGCTGCGCCCGCCCGGCCTGAACCACTACCCCACAGGCCTCGTTCGGGTACTCAGCCTCAACGTGGGCGCGGATCGCATCCATCAGTTTTTTTCGCATAATTATTTACCCTGAAGGTTTGCTGCAGGCATGCCGCCGAAGGACAGCGGATTCCCTTCTCCGAAGCGCTTCTCACAATCTGGCAACAGCCCACTGCACACGTCCAGAGCCGGATTGTCAGTAGGGGTGCCATCTTTCAGGAAGTAACGTGTGCCACTGTAGTCACAGCCGGTGCCGGTGCGGTACCAGCCTCGCATGCACCAGGTGCAGACGGGGGTGATCTGCCGGGTAGGCAGTTGCAGGTTCTGGATGTCGAAAGGAGAACACAGCTCAAATTCAACCTGAACACGCGTCTCAGCAGTTTTCGAGTTGACGTAGAACAACTGCACCCGTTCATCTGAAGGGCTGGCGTTGGGGTTTCCAGCCGTCCAGTTTGCGCCGTCAAGGTACTTCGCCAGCGTGGTGTGAATTTTAACCCTGGCTTTAACCAGGTCGTCGTACTCAAGACAAAGCGCTGTCACGTAGTTGCTGACGTTAGCCACAGATAGCGTTGGCGTTGGCTGAGCGCCGGTGCTGGAAAGCTCGATACCTTTTAGCTCATACGGGTAAGGGTCATATTGCTGGCCCTGCCAGATGATTGCTGGAAGATTGTCAGCGGCGAAAGCTGCCCAGCCTGTCGGCTCAATATTGTGAGCGTGGAAACGAAGGATGGTGTCCATCCCAAACGCCGTGCCGTCTATCTCGATTAGCTGAATAAGCTGACCTGGCTCTAACTGCTGTATGTCCTGTGTGAAGCTCATATTCGGCCCATAAAAAAAGGCCGCCTGAGCGACCTTGTGAGGTTATTTGGGAATCATGGCGCAAACGCCTGCTCGAAGGTGAAAGACAGCTCAACGAAGCTCTCAGTAATCCATTTGGTAGCGATTGAGTCAGCCCTGACCCGGAACAGCTTTGTTTCGCCCCAAGGGTTGGTCCACCAAAAGGATTTGATAACATGCGCCGTCAGGAAAGCCCTGAGCGGCGCGATATCGTTGACGTAGTCCTGCCTGCTCAGGCTCCATGTCGCAACATCAGTGTTAATGCCCGTACTGGCTACCTGCTTATAACCATCACCAAACTGTGCCTGAATAGTGGATATGTTCAGGCTCTCACTTCCGCCAACCCGAACACGCCACGTGAATGTATCGATAGCCATGTGTCACTCCATCAGGCTTTTTTGTAGAGGATCCCACCAGGGGTGATCTCACGCTTGGCCCAGTCCGTGACAGTCCTCAGAATGATGCCCTGAAGCTGTCGTGCAGAATCCACCGTGTTCTGGTTGCTAACTTCTGCAGACTGGCTTTCGCCGCTTATGGTGACGTTGATGTCGCCAATGCTGATAGCCGGTGCCGAAGAGGATGCACCAATAGCTCTTACTCCAAGAGAGCCGTTAGAACCTCTTGCGAGAGGCATGATGGCCTCCGGGCCAGCCTCGGCAAACACCCCCGCGCCTTTTGCGAACGCGAAGAACTGAGGGCTGTTATAGATGCCGTTGCTGTAGTTGCTGAGCGAAGGAGAATCATAAACTTCGCCTTTGGCATTGAACTTCAGTCCTGCGGCGGCATTGTCATAAGCACCAGATGGTGTGGAGCCGACAGAACCCGTGGCAGCCGAAACACCGGCAGAAAGCACCGAGCCAAAGATACTTGAGCCAATTCCAGCTATAGCCTGCCGGGCTGCGATACGAGCCAGGTCGGATATCACTGAAGTGGCAAAGTCTTTGAATGAAGCTTTGCCTGTGGTCGCAAACTTCACAATGGCGTCTTCCATGCCGCTGAATGCGCTTGTGAATAGCTGCTGAGACATTGCTGATGCATTGGCCGCGCTGTCCTGATATTCATTCCAGGCGCGAGCAGCCCCTGCTGAGAACGAGCGTCTTGACTGATCCATTTGTGTGACGTGCTTGTCATAATCGGCAAGCATCCTTTCATTGGCATCCTGCTGCATAACTATCTCTTTATCAATAGTTTGCTTATCGATATCTGTAGTCGCTGAGGTTCTCTGCTGGCGTAACTGGATTAGTTTGTCATTCAGTTGCTGCTCAAGCGAAGCCCTTTGCGTAAGAATACCCTGCTGGTAGGAACTCATTGCGCCTGATGCTGCTAACTCTTCAGCGCCGTACTGCAACTGTTTGCTGCCTCTATCTCTGTCCAAGGCAGACTGATAACCAGCAAGCTGGGACGCCTGCTTAAGTAGCTGCGTTTGCTTCTCCAGCGCTGCGTTCTGCTGATACAGAGCAGTTATTTTATCCTGATTAGCCAGCAAAGATTTCTGGTCAGCGGTTAATGTTCCCTTACTTTTCAGGTCGGATAGCTGCTGCTCCCACTTAATCAGCGCCTGTTGCTGCGTACCAATCTTCTCGCCGGTGTCAGCCTGGCTCATCAGCACCTGCTGTTGCTGGCGCAACTGGTCAAGCATGCGTGTTCCGGCATCTTCGGTGAATGCGCGACCCTTCGGTTTTTCCGGGTCTTTATACATCTCATTAATGCGGCCAATGTTCTTCTCATATTCGGCAGCACTGATTGCTCCCGCCTTGAGAAATTCATCCTGCTGCTTAATGGCTTTCGCCCGCCGGTCAGCGTTGCTCAGGTACTGCTGATTAACCCTATCAGCCTCCTGCTGGGTTTTAATCAGTTTCTGCTCTTGCTTCTGGTGGTCTGAAATAATGCCAGTTAACACGCTTTCGGTAGTGATCTGGCTCCTTAGCAGGTCAACTTGCCGCTGAGCATCATCTACAGCCGTCTCCCCACCTTGGTAATTCATGCCATAGGTATTCCAGAAGCCGTTACCTAGCCCTTTGCTACTCCTAGCATTTTCCAGAGCCCTCTCAGCATCGGCTAGCTTTTCTTCAAGCGTCTGTTCGCGCCCGATATTTAGCATGGAGTTCCATGCTTGCCTTGCTGTTAGCCCAAGAGAGTTCCACGCAGTCTCAAGAACACCAAGGTTTTCCTTGATGCTCTCAGATCTTTGCCTCCACGAGTTAGCGTATGCATCAGATGCAACTTTCGCTGCCTCAAGTTGGTTTCCCTCGCCTTGCAGTGCCTTTATTTGGTTATAAGTTGCAGCGGTAAGAAAATTATACTGTTCATTAAGCTTCGATATCGCCTCTACAGGATCCGCAGCTATTTTATTGAAATCATCAACCAAGCTACTTGTGGCAATCCCTGTGATATCACTGGCTTTAACGATTGCAGTTGTCACTCTCTCCAGAGAGTCTCCTGCTACCTTTCCTGAGGAAACCAACTGATTTAGAACGGCTGCGGCAGATCCGGTCGTAATATCATTTGTCGTGCTGATTCGAGCTGCAATGTCAGCAAGCTGACCCGATGTTTTTCCTACTTGGTTGCCAGTAAGAGTGAGTGACTTAAAAAACTCATCCTGCTCTTTGCTGCCTTGGTAATAAGCGTATCCGAGAATACCTACTGCTCCGGCAGCCAGCGTAAATGGATTAATTAGGCCAGTGATATAGCCGCCTAGAGCTCTCGCCGCTGGACCTATGCCACCAAACATATCCTTAAGTTGTCCGCCCTGCTGAAGCAATACTGTGAGGGGGGCCTGTCCAGATGCAAGGCTTACAAAAATATCCGTAAACTGTGCTGGGACCATACGCATTGCCGCGGCTGTCTGTTTGGCCGACATGCCTGTCTTGTTAAGCTGGTCAGAAAACCCTGTTAATCTGTTTCGAGTGTCTTCGATCTGTTTCGAGTAGTTATCGAAGGTCTCGGTGTCGATCATTCCCTTGGCTTTAAACTTGGATAACTCCTGCTGTTGCTTATCAAGCTTATTTAATGCGGCGTTTACTGGATCAATTCTATCCAGCAGGTCAGAAAGAGCATCAGCCTCTTCCTTGGTGGCCTTCTTCATCCTGTTGGCGCTATTCGATGCCTGGTCTCCTGCCTGCGTCATCTTTCCTAAAGCAGATGCCAAGCTATCGGCATTTCTCTCCGCGCCCGTGCTGTCGATGATAATCGCAAGACGTGATGTTTGTTCAGCCATTGCCTTTCTCCGGGCATAAAAAAACCCCGCCGAAGCGAGGTATCTGTGGTGATTTTTTTATCAGCTAGCTTTGCAAGACTGACTCCAAACTTGATCCATAGCAGCTACTGAAATTGCATTGCCTTTATCTTCAATGTTCGGAGGTGAAAATTCAGCTGACCTTCCACCATTGCTGACTGTTATCCTTGAATAGAACCTTACCCGGCCTGTGTAAGCTCCGAGGGCATTCTTCCCATTTACGTAACCGCAAACGCTCCCGCTAATCTCCTCCCCTTGAGGGGAATCATCTGGATAAAACTTTACGTTATCAAAATCAGCTGCGTCTGGGTCCTTCATTCTTTCTCTAACGCTTTTCTCTACAAAAGACGTTGCATCTCCGGCGCTAGGTTGACATCCAGTAAGCAATAAAGCGACCGCAATAAAAAGCAATGTATTTTTCATTAAAATCCCCATCAGTAACATTTGGTCACATCGTATCAGGTGCTGATCACGAATCAACCTGCCGGGGTGAAAATTGCGCGGTGTTGCGGAGATTCTGACTTCATTTCTTCGCTAATTGTTTACGGCGGCGTTCTTCTTTCTGCTCGGCTTTCACCATATCCATAAACGCCTGCATAATAGAGCTTCTCATCATGTAGCTGACAAAGTGATGATTTACGCAGCCGTGTATTCTGAGCTGTTCTGCAAACTGATCCACCGACGCCAGCGCCTGCACCATGTCCTTTTCGCCACGCATGAATTCCGAGAAATCGCGCCCCGCTCTGGAGGCGCATTCTACTATTCGGTTATCCATATCAGGCCGCCGCATAGAGCAGCTTCATTTGCCCTTTAACCGGGAACGAGGACATGCAGCGAGCCTCAAAGTCCTTCTGGTCAATACTGCAATTAGCGATGTTAGTTACCGCAATAAGTTGCTGTTCGACCTTCTCCAGTGCTTCCGGCTTAAGGTGTTGGTGTATTTTCTCCTTGCTGTCCCCAGCCGCCTGTTTGGCCGCCTGATAGACATAATCAGGAAGTGCTACACCGTATACCCAGCGAGCGGTGATCTGACCAAACAACGCCGGACAGCCGCCAACATGGCCGAAATAAGGCAGGCCTGACATCTTAGACAGGGCCTGATAGAACGGGTCTTTAAAGCGCTTTTCCCACGACGTTGGCTGCTGGCAGACCATCAGGCCGACAATCTGGTCTTCGGTAAGCTGAAAGTTTTTGCTGAGCAGCAGATTTTTAATGTGACGGTCACATGCGCGAGCAAACTTAGGCGACAGCCAGCGGGCAAACTCGACCACGAGTTCCGGATGAAGCCATGTGCCACCATAACGACCTTTTTCTACGCGAACTAAAAGGGGAGAAAAATCCTCTTTAGATGTAGCACGCTGAATACCAAGCTCTTCTGCAAGTTCAGCTATATACATTTTCGTCGCGTCAGTTTTCAACCAGTCCTTTGTGAGCTTTCCATAGTGCTTCGCCGCTACTGTGGCATTGAACCAGCAATCAGCCGTAAAAGGGAATGAGCGATCATCGTAATTCATAGGGATAATGTTAGACATCGGATTTGCCTTTTAGTGATGAACCTTGTCACACAGGAGTCCGGCCCACAGAAAGGCACCGATAGCCAAACCGGTATCCTCAAGGGTCATCCTGAAAGGTTCTGTGTTTTAAGAAGCGCGTGTGAAGCGCGTCGGGTTTACTGCGGATATAAAAAAGCCCCGCTAATGCGAGGCTGATGGTGCCGCTACGAGCGGCGGTATTCTTCGTGGGGGTTGTCCAGTTACTTCCTGGCCTGCTTCTCGGCGAATGACTGCAACTCGGCATCATCGAGCGCGAATATGGCAGCATCGAACTCGTCCCGGTCGATTAGCAGAGGCCTGGAAGAAAGGTATTGCTCGATACCACTCAGCGAGAGCGGCAGCGGTGATGCGGCCATGCCTGCATAGTTACGGGAGCGGGATATGACCCGGTAGGCCTCGATAATCTCCCCGACCACAGAATCAAGCTGCGGCTCTGGCGGCACTGGCTTCTTTAGCTTCTCGTATGTCCACCTCCGCTTTTCGCCCTGCTCGCCGCCGAACTCAATCAACCAGGATTGGGCTTCGAGGGCTTTTTTACGGTTTCTTTTACTTGCTCCGCCTTCCCTTGAGCGATTTCCGCAGCTGTTGCCAGAATCTGCCAGTAAAGCTCTGGCTGTTGTTTAATCAGCGCCACGCCTTTCGCCGGGGTGTATTCAATGGCCTGTTCCTTGCCATCCACCACTTCACCTACGCCTTCCCAACCCTTCAGCAGGTAGCGGGCGCAGTTTTCAATCAACAGGTCGTCAACGGAATCGACGTCACCTACTTCCGCCAGGCTAAAGTCAGCCGTCCCGACTTTCAGCGAGGAGTCCATCTTGTCGATATGCCGACGAACCAGCGCATTACGGGAGCGGTACTGGTGATTATCAGCGCTTGCCACCTTCAGGCGAAGGCCTTCCATTGGCTCAATCCAGCGCTCGCCGTCGATATCGATTCGTGTGTTAAGAATTAGCATTCAGTCCTCTGAATATGAAAGCGGCCCACCGGGAGGCAGGCCATCAGTTTTAAGGGGCGGTTACTGTGATTGCTGTTGAACCGGTATAGTCACGAACGCGGGCGGTAATAGTTGCCGTTCCTTCGTTCACACGCGTCACCTGAGCAGTCTTCTGGCCGGTAGATGACACAGTGGCTACAGAAGGGTCTGAGGATTCCCATTGCACCGTATCGGTAGCGCCTGTGGGGGTCAGGTTGGCAGTGAGCGTTACTGTTGAACCCTCTGCGCCGGACGACGTTGCTGGCGTTACCGTCATCGCCGTAGTCGGCACGGTAACGGAGCGGGTGATGGTCGGCGGGATATCTGCGCCTGTAACGTTCAGCGTCACCTGCACGATGTCAGTGTTGCCACCGTCAGGCCAGTCACCATCAACCTGCACTGCCGGGAGGTTGAAGATATAGCTGCCTTCATCGTTCTCCAGCGTGAAGCTAAACGGCATGGTTTCGCCAGTCATCGACTTCTTCCAGGCGCTATAAGCCTCTTTCGACCACGAAAGCGTGATACTGCCGGACGGGGTGAAAGTAGTCGGGATGTTTGCCCCGGCGAACGGGTTGCCCGTACCGATGCAGCGCTGGGTTTGCAGGTTGTTGTCAAACTGAAGGTTGAAGGAGTCAACGCAGAAGCCGTCTCCACCATTAACGCCGTTCAGGCTGATGTTCGTCACCTGCTTGAATGAATAGCGCATATCCCCAGCGTTATCGACCGGATCTGCGAAGTAACTGGTATTGTCAGATTTTGAATCCCAGCCAAGACCAGCAAAGGTCACGGTCGCTGTGATGTCGCCGTCATTGGGGATTTCAATCTGGAAAGTGCCGACCTGCGCACCGCGGGCAATGGACGAAACGCCGATATCTTCTGCATGGGAGGCTACAGAGAAGGTGATGCGATCGTTGCCCATGGTCAGGACGTTATTGTTCCACTCAGCACCGAAACAGGATGCAAGGAAGTCATCATGCTGGCCCCAGCGGAACTTGGTTGCTACGTCTCCGGTTACATCGACAGTGCCGACTGACCTGCCCTGCGCCATGCGGGAGCCGCCAATCTCGTCATTGTCGATCATGCTTTGTGACGGCCCAAGGCCAAAGGAGGAACGCTTCAGGAGGTTCCAGCCTCCAGTAGCAGGCGTTACACCCGGAGTTGTTTCACGTTTATAGGCCGTTACGACCTTTGCGCCGCTTGACATGCGCTATCTCCTTTAAGGTTAAGCGCCCTATACGGCGCGGTACGGAATTTGGATGTTCATTTGTGCCCAACCGTCAGCCTCTCCGGCATCGACCGCGCTTACGGCGAAATACTCAAGCCGACCGTCTGTTTTGAACTCGAACAGTTCACGGAACTTGTCGCCCGTCCTGGTGATTAACAGTGAGCCAGAACCTGCTGGCACAAAGATTTGAATGATGAGCACGCCGGTGCGATGCACTACCGGCCCGTTGCCTATTTCATTAGCCCCAGCAAGGCCGGGGATGTTTGTCAGTCGCGCCCAGATGCTTTTACCGGTCGGGTCATACGTCTTGTCGTTCGGGTATCGCACATCACCAGAGGCAATAGCCGTCTGCGCCGTCATTCTTGTGATGACAGCGTTTCTGATTTGTTCGAGGGTCATTTGTAGGCCTGCGTTACACCGTGGAATGAGTTGGCATATACGCCTGTAGGCGCCTGTTTGGAGTGTCCATTCTCCAGCCTCTCCGCGTAAGGGAGGTTGTTCTGGATGTAGATAACGGAGTACGGCTGCCCCTGCGCGATGACGGCACTACCACGCTGAATGGCTTGGCCGCCTGCCTTATCCGTTTCCTGCGTGGTGCTGAAGTCTGCGGATCCGATGCTGACTACGTTGTTGTTGCGAAAGAGGCCGGTATCTACCGGAGAACGCTGGACTATCTCTGTCAGCAAAGCCATTGAGATAATGCGTAGCTTTTTACCGACATCTTCGGCAACGAGACCAGCAAAGAGGAGCGGATCGTTATCCCAGGACTTAGCCATCACTTCCTCCTGAGCTGAATCTTGTAGGTAGCTGCTGCGGGGTCGGTGAATACATCAATCACCACGTAGTCGCGTAGCTCACCGGTAACGAGGCCTGGTGCATTGATCACATGGTCTACTGCTGGCTCGTCTGTTACCTCGTTCTTGAGTGCGATGAGGCGTAGGTCGCCCGCCAACACGTTCACGTTATCGATGCGGCTGGTTTTATAGCGGGAAAGAACGCCGCGCCCGGTATAGTTCACCGCTGTTTCGCCACCAGTTTCGGTGACAGGGTCCCAGCCTGACTGGATGACGTAGCGTCCGGTGAAGGCGTTAACAGCATCGGCAAGGTCGGTATCGAAAGCCTCGGCAATGTCGGTTTGTAGCTCGTCTCGAATGCCCATCAGCGATACACCCTGAATGCGAGAGGATTTGAGCGCCACTGACCAAGTAGGGAGAGCGCGAGCTGAACATCAGCGGGAAGAAGCGATGTCGATGATGCCTGCCCCGATGCGTAGGTTTTGGATACCTTCACGCCATCGGCGTCTACCGTTTTGCTTGTCAGTGAGCCGGATTCAGTCTGCTGCTTATAGAGCGTGCCTTCAGCGGCAGATTTAGCCAGGTAAGCACCGGCGGTGATGACATCGGCGGGGATAGTGTTGAGGTCAATGCCTTGCAGGTTCAGATTGGTCATATAGGCGTTAGACTGAAGAACGGCAGAAGCCTTTTTTTCAGCCGTCGTCCATTCGGTGCCAAGCACCCCGTCAACGTCTTCAACTGTCACGTAGGTTGTCATCTTGACTCCAGAATTAAGGGGCCGAAGCCCCTTTCGTTACTTGGTGGACTTGGTCGCTTTCTTGGCTTCGGAGTTTTCACCGCCGCCATTGTTCACCGCGCCTTCGTCTTTCGGCTCGTTGCGAACGTGATCAACGCCGCCTGTCTCGCCAACGGTCTGCGGGCCGACTTTGATTTCGCCATCAGAGCCTGAGAAGCCCCAGCGAGCTTTATCGTTCGGGTCTGCGTAGTGGTCTTTTTCTACGGTCATGATTACATCCTCATTGAGCCCCGGAAGACCGGGGCGTTAATGTTTATGCCGCAACAGTTGAGGTCACAAACGCCAGCGGAACCTGCTTACGGTCGAACTTGCGGTCCCAGTTGGTAGCCAGAGCCAGGTCAGCCCAGTTAGCAGATACCGGGCGGGTTGTGGTTGGCGTGCCGGTAATGGTAGTGCTCAGGAACGAATAGCCCAGCGGATGGATAACAAAGTTACGACGGGTCCAGAGGGTCTCTGCGCCGCCACCGTTACCACGCTCTTCTTCTTCGGTGTAACGGATATCGTTGTCGGCCTGCTCTTCTGCGTAACCAAGAGCGCCCGGCCCGAAGATGACAGACAAGTACTTGGCGTCGGCGCCAGTACCAATAACCGGCATGGAGTCGTCAACCACTACACGCATACCCTGGAAGCGGCCAAACTCAGGAATCTGGTCAGCCAGCGGGGTGAAGTCGATGAGGTTGAGGATCTGCAGCTCAGTCTGCACGGCAGAGTGCATGGCGATAACGCTCAGGCCGCCCAACTGACCGGAGTAGTCGCCCATCGTTGCTTTGGCACGGATGATTGCGGCTGCGTTGATAGTGCCGCCGGCATCAATGACCATGTCACCGCCATCATTCGCTACGTTGTCGTTGTAGACGCCGATAGTGGTGGCAATGGCGCGACGCTGCGCCTGACGCTGCCAGTAGCTGGTCAGGCGGCTTGCCACAAACTCCAGCGGATCCTGATTGGTGATGTTTTTCACCAGGTTCATGGCGTTCCAGCCTTCGTTCAGGTATGCGGCGCGGGCCTGCATGCTGGCAGAGGTTACGGACAGCGGAACAGCGATATCGGTGTAGACGTCGTTCGAGTAGTTAGGCTCGATAGATGCGTCCAGATCAACCCACCACGGAATGGTGAAGGTGTTTGACGGCGACGCCAGCAGAGTGCTCATATCGTTGTTATTGGTCAGGATACCTGACTCAAAGAATGCGGTGCGCTCGGCGGTGTTAACGCGCATATAGTCGCGCAGTTCGTCGCGGAATACGACGTCAGAAAGAATAGTAGGCATTGCTTATTTCCTTTGATTGGCCTGCTCATGCGCTTCTTTGAGGCGCTTGTGCTCGGCGGGGTTAGTTCGGCGAAGCTCTACTCGCTCCATACCGGTCATTTCTTCCCATGACTTGGTAGCCCTGCCACCACCTTTAGGCGCGGCCCCGCCGCCACCTGCCTGACTTCCGCGCACGAGGGATGCGTAACGCGGAGCTGTTTCAAATTCTCGTTGGAGATCGGCCTGCGAACTGACCGTTAGGTTGCCTGACTCATCTGTAACGCGTACCTGCCCTTCTGCCACCTTCAGGCGCTTTGCGATGATATCTTTCAGGATGTCGGCGTTGTCGCCGTCAGCGATAGCCGTGGCGATGCGTGTTGCTGCCAGGCTGATATCTCGCTGCTCATTGGAGCGCTGAAGCTCTGCGCGGGCCTGTCGCTCGCGCTCAAGCTCTGCCTGAGAGCTTTCGAAAAGCTGTTGGTAGTTGCCTTCGGCGCGGGCTCGTTCATCTGCTTCACGCTTAGCCTGCTCCTCTGCCGCCCGGCGACGCTCCTGCTCGGCCTTCTTCTCGGCCAGCAACTCGTCACGCTGGCGCTTGAGACCGCTAACGTCTTCCTGCTGTGGCAGACCTTCGATCTGGCAGATATAGACATCGCCCTGCTGCGCATACAGCGCCTGTTTGGCTTCATCTAGCTGAGCGAATTCCTCAGCGGTAATCTGATACTTCAGAGTCATACATTCTCCTGAATGGATGTGTGCTGGCCCGGCCAGCGTTTAGATATGATTAATCAAGGCCTGCAAGCTCGAATGCGTGCGGCTCTAAATCTTTGAGTTGGTCGAGGGTGTACTGCTTGCCGTTGTCATCGACGAAACGGTCGAGAGTGAGGTCGCCTTTGCTGAACAGCTTGTAGCGCGCCGGGCCGAGAACCTCTTTCTGGAATGCTGCAGGCTGTCTTGCCAGCCAGTCACCGTAATTGGTGCTGCTGCTAACCTGCTCCACTCCATCAGGCCCGACGGATGGTCGCGTACTGCCTGGGATTTCGCGTTGATACTCATCCTTGAGCACCGGCACAATTGACGATCGGCACCCCCAGTGAGCTGGCGGCTTAGGCCCATCCAGCGGATAGACCTTACGGTCACGAGCGCGGCATACCGGCGTAGTCCGGCTATCAAGTGTGGATATCCAGCGATGCCCTTTGAGGATGTCTTCATTCTGCTTCAGCGTTTCCGCTCGTGCAGATGAAGCGACATGGTTGGTCACAGTACGAACCAGTGAACCAACCTGCTCCTCATGCGAAACCCCGAGAGAGGTCAGGCGCCTGACGATTTGACGCTGAGTCTCGCCAAGCGATGAGCCGATAGCGATTTCACTCAGGATGTCAGCCGTTTTCTTACTGCCAAACTGTGAGAGCGCCCCGGCAATGTTAATAGCCTGCCTGCGCGAGCCAACAGCAAGCTCTAGCGGGTCAGCTAGCACCGCAGCGGCTATCATCTCTGCCGATGGCTCAGTGAGCTTTACAGAGGCTTTGACGATGCGTCCCAGCAACTTGCTGTTGAAGGTGAACTCGTACTGTGCAAACTCGCCGAGGTCTAACCATTGTTGCTCGCTCATATCGCCATAAATCGCGCCCAGGTCTTTCCTGAGCGTTTCAATCTGGCGCTGATATCGTGCGGTGGCGTACTGGCTTAAACCTTCGTTAACGGTCTCTTTGGCTCGCTTGATTGCCTTGCGGATAAACTTTGTAGCTTTACCTACAAGGCCCGAGCCGAATCGCTGGACGTATACCTGATGGCGCGTGGCGGCGTCTGTGGTGTAACCGTCTGCGCTCATGGTTATTGTTCCTCAACGACTTCGTCATCAACCACAACCTCACCACCTTCAACAGGAGGCTCATTCTCGCGGTCAGCATCGATGTCATCATCGTTGCGGTCAGCCTCAACCCATCCTGTCTGGCGTAGCTTGGTGCGAACATCGCTTCTGGCAATGAATCCCTGCTGCCATGCCTGAATAAGCGCCATTACATCCTGAGAGGTCAGCGTTGCGTCAAAGAACTCCTGATTCAGCCAGAATACAGTGCCTTTTTCGTTCACTGCGCCGGTCATATACAGCTCAGCATCCAGAATCGCCAGTTTCAGCGCCTCGCTCACATTCCCGGCAATAGTACCGAGTACGCTGTTGTCGCTACTGTAGCGAATGCGGGCAGCTTCTGCTGTCTCCTGACCGGATGACTGCTGCACGATGCGAGCGCCAATCATCAGCATCTGGTTTTCTTTGTCCAGCATCAGAGTGCGGGCTAACTGGCCTTCTGACGCCTGAACCATAGTCGCCGAGCCGATCTTGCCGAGACTGTAGCCGCGCTTTGACCCTACCTGTATGCCATTAGGGTTCCATGTCTGGAACTCTTCATGAGAAATGTCGGTAGTGAAAAATACGGTCGGCTGGCTACTGATAAAGCCTGACTCCTCCACCGTGGCGCTGTTTCCGTAGTGAAGGATATTCACCTCGGCCAGGTCTTCAAGCGGAGCCTTATCGATGCGGGAATCGTTACTCTCTGCGCCGAAGAAGTGAAACGGGATGTGGTCGAATGCCTTACCTGTGTAATCGGTAGGCCACACATCCAGAACAGGCTGCTCAGCATTCTCACCTTCACGCCATACACGATGGCGATATTTGCCATCTTCCAGAGTGAGAGCCCGGTACTGGTTCTTTACGTCGAATACAAACTCATCTTCGTTTTCGGTGTTATATACCTCAGCCAGAACCACCATTGTCAGCTTGCGAACGCCATCAATCACATCTTCACGCCAGTTGATAATGCTCAGAGCTTCGTAGATGTGGATATGCGCCCTGTCTCCTGCTGTCTGCGCCCGCGTTGGACGCAGACCTTCAGGCATCTCTTTAGTCGGGTAGTCCACGAAGAAGCCACCTCGCCCGGTGTCGAGGTCTTCGCCTACAGCCTCTTTCGATAACTGTTCCAGGCTTGTACCGTCACCGCTGGCGTTTTCAATCAGGTAAGCAACCGACTCCGGCAAGTCAACTTCTGCCGTCTTGCGGAATACCGCACCAATCAGACCCTGCCGCGTGCGGCCTGTGATATTAAGGTACATTGCGCGGGCGATCAGCGCTTCATAGTCAGCAAGGTTCTGCTCGCTGTCATTAGTCGGATCGGGCATTGGAAGATAGAGCGTGCCCCGCTCTTTCACCGCCTTACTGCCAGCCACACAGTCTTTGACAAGCTGCCATGACTTTTCGGCGTCGGCGTACTCTTTCCTTACGTGTTTGTAGTTAGCCATAGTCGCTTATCTTCTGAATGTAACCGGTGCCGACTTCAGCACATCCCGTTTTTTCTGTGTGACTGCGAAGTAGCGGAATCCATCTGAGCCATGCGATGTCCAGTCGTGAAGGGGCTTATCTTTCCAGCACCCTCGTTTGTCATCCCACTCCTTGCGATAGCTCTCCAGGGCGTTAAGTCCTTCTTCGCATTTCACGTCATCAAAGGCGCATCGCGGGAGGATTTCACGAACCTGCTCGATACCGTCGTCAACGCCAAGCTTTGGCACCACCTGGAAGGTGATCGCATATCTGGTGCCGTCAATTTCGTAGCCTTCACGTGCCAGCTCTCGACGCGTCTTGGCATCAGACCCAAACTCGCGGTTGTCGATATCGTGAGGCCCCCAGTGGGCGGCGTAGGTGTGGCCTTTATCCTTCAGCACCTTCATGTAATGGCGCAGGCCCTCACCGCTGTTCTCGTAGTAGTCGATGACGTGATACTCCTCGCCAACGATGCGAACGAACCAGATAGCGGTGGAGTCGCTGACCCCGATATCCCAGAAGGTGTGGACAGGCAGATGTGAGTTATCAGGCAGAGCGCCGATGCGCTTCTGCTCGTAGAGTTTACGGAACTGCTTAGCGTAGTAGGCACCCTCAACCGACTGCTGGAATGCTTCTGCCGGGATGGATGGGTACTCACGCTTCATGTCATCGCCGAGCGTTTTCTCTTTGGCGTAATACCAGGCTCTCTGGCGCTCGTTCAATGTGATGCCGTACTTTGCCTCAAGCTCGCCGAAATAATCGCTCAGGCGCTGCGGTAGAGCCTCTACGGGGTCAATTGCATACAGGGCATTCTTCCACCAACTGAAAAAGAAGAATTTCCAGTCTAGAGATGAGAGCAACTTGCCCTGTAGCTGTGCTTTCTCAGCCGACTGGCAGTAATCGAAGAAGTAGCCAGCCCGGCCCTCCGCAGTGCTTTCAATCGTCGTGAAACAGTCGCTTGATACTGCCTCAAAAGCACCAGTGACAATCTCTCGCGCTTTGTCGGGAAACTTGGCGCAGATCTTCCCGAACTCGGAAACGTGCAGATAGCGCAGCGTACCGCCACGGAAAGACGTGCTGATATACAGAGAGCCGCCTTTCTTAAATACCAACTCACCCGCTGCATCATTGCTCGCAGGGTTAGCAGCTTTGATTTCATCAGGGAGTCGGTCATAGGCGTATTTTATCTTCTCGCGGAAAAGACGCTTGGCGTCATTCAGAGTGTGGGCAATCAGTGCACACTTCGCAGCCTCAAACAGGGCCGCGTCGAGCTGGATGATGCAAACCTCTGTCGTGAAGCCTAACTGGCGTGCTTTCAGAATAAGATTGCGGGTATGCATGCCCTCGAAGTATTCAAGCTGCTCCGCCGTCATCTGGAAGCGTACTGGCTTACCTTCTTTGTTGGTGATCCAGTAGAGATGATTCAGTCGCCAGAGCTTATCTCGCAGAAGCTTGAGATGTTCTGGCTTCATGCTTACCCCTTCGACAGATCATCCATCAGGTCAGAAATGCTGTCAGCAGCAGTGCTCTTGTCGCCGCTGTCGATGTTGTAGGATTCGCGCTCGGCTTTGATAACCTTAATCTGCGCGTCTACCCCGGCAGTGATGGAGCGGGCCAGCGATGCGTGGTTGTCTTCGGTGATTTCGGTATCTTCGAGGAAGTCACGAAGCTTATTGGTGATGCGACGCCAGCTTGCCAGGTCAACGCGATGAGCAATGACGACGTTAGCCGCTTCCTCTGCCGCCTCTTGAACAATCTCATCATCAGTTCGCGAACCGTCATTGCGAACTTCAGCGCGAACCAGTTTTGCGTTAGTGGCATCTTTGACCTTTTTTGTCAGGTCTCGCTGCCAACCCTGCTGGGCTGCTTTTTTGCGGATCGCTGTGTCACTAATGCCGTGCTTATCAGCAATGTTTCGGATGGACAACGAACCAGCCCGGTAAGCCGATTCGATGGCCTCCCAGTCAGGCTTTGCCATATTTATTTCCTTGTAGCGTTAATCGCCTCTACGTGGTCACACATGAAATTGTTAACCTCACGAGATAACCATCCAGCGATGTATGCAAGAGGTTCGTGGTTTTTTGAGCTGACTTTAACGCCAACCAGATCGAGTATTCGCCAGGCGGCGTGAATGCATTCGTGGGTCAATGTATCCGCGCTATAGGTGTCAGGGTCTCGGAATGTCAGCGTAACCATATCAATGCCTGTTTTGGGGTCTTCAACGACACACACCTGAGCGCCGAAGTTCTTATACAGAAACCCTTCACCGAATCGCTTATCGGCTGCCTCTGCGCTGGAGATGATTACCACGCAAACCCCATAAAGAGGCACTCGCACTTCTTTGATGGGCTTCAGCGCCATGACATTCTCCTTTAACCATTATCGAAGCTGCTCGTGAACAGCCTCTGTAATGGCCCTAATTGAGTCTGTGCGCGCTTTTAATCTCCATCACAACCTCACGCTGCATCTTCCTGATTTCATCGCGGTGACGGCGCTCCTGCTTCCAGTAAATCCAGAAGAACACCCATGTCATGAGAAGTGCGGCTATCGCGCCGCCGGAAATGATGTTGTAGATAGAGTACGCACTCATTTAGCGGCTTCCGTATCGCAGTTGGCTTTCCACGTTTTGTTGTGGGTCAGGATCGCCCGCTTTGTGCGATCATCCATTGACAGGATGTCGGCCTCAGTAACGAGGATCGGCTTCACCCAGTTACAGGCCGTGTCCACCACTACCGTGTTATTTGTTGAGCCAGTCTCTGCGCAGCTCGTTATCAACATTGTTGCCAGGCATGCGAGTAACGGTTTCCTGAACATCTGAAGCCTCTTTGCTTGTTTGCGTCTGGCGCCTGGTTGCGGCAGTGGCCTGTTCGATTTTGACTTTCGTTTCTCTCTCGGCGGCAGCCTGTTCGGCTTTGCCCTTCCCCTTTGAGTGGCCTATGCCAAAGGCGCTGGCAACCAAAGCTATTAGGATTCCGATGCCGCCGATAATCATCTCAATTGTGGTCATGGCTTAGCCTCCGGGTCTAAACCTGCATCGAGCTTTTGCTCTTTAATATCCTTGTCTGTGGCGATCTTCTTCACGCCCACATAGCCACCAACGCAGAAACCGAAATAGGCGATAAAGATTGCCTCACTCAGCTCGCCTTTATAGGCCTGCCAGATAATCACACCACTGCAAACCAGAAAGCCCAGCGCTGCCTGTGTGCGGCTCAATGATATTTTTCCGGTACTGCTACGCAGAAAGCTGAATACATCCATCAAATGAGGCCTTTGTAGATGTCATAGCTACCAGTCCGCATCACCTCAGCATGGCGCTGAGCGCGTTCTGGAGTTTGCTTAGCCCACAGGCTGTTGAGCATTCCACGTGAGGCGCCGTCGAAGTTTCCTTCGGAGATCATAGCGAGAGTGTTTTTGAACCCAGCAAGACCGGGAACGCCCATTTGGTATGCCATGCTAATCAGCACATCCCGCCGGGCATCATTGCAACTCTTCAGTGCGCTGATGATTGCCGGTCGCAGCTGCATCTCGGTGATGGTGCTCTCGACAAACACCTCTTTCCACACGTCGCCAACACGGCGCGGTACGGTGAAGGTGTAATTGGATAGCGCTGCGCCTTTGGGTCCGATTTTGATGCCACCGGCAACAGTGGGGTACCCAAGAGTGTCGCGGTATGGCTTCTCTCGATAGCCTTCCTCAAAGTTGAGGATGGGGATAATCTGGCTCACTTCTTCTCCTCCTCAACCAGTGGCTTTACTTTGTCGGCCGTCTTTTCTGCAGTTCGCTCCGGGATGGAGTCGAGTTTTGATTTCATCTCGCTTACCTGTACCGCAAGCGACTCAACCTTCTTGTCCCTTTCGTCAGCAATATCGCGGTACTCAGCGCGGATTTTGCTGTTGGAGTAAGTGAAGGCGATCGTCATTACGCTGCACATGGCACAGAACAGAAGAAACATGGCGCCTATCATGAGACGCCCTTTATGGCTCTCAATAAACGCTTTAACTTTCATGGCGATCTTCCTCCAGCTTCGCGAGCATTGAGCTCACCTGGCCCCGGAACTGTTCATCGCCTCCGGACTGGGTCATTGCTATCAGTATGCGAAGCGAGCTTTTGATGATGCGTATGTCACTTTCGAGATGGGAAATACGCTGCAGATCCTTTTCTCTTCGCTCTCTCAATTCGTTGTTCTCTTGACGCAGCTCGTCGTTAGTGGCTTTGAGAAGAACAACCTGCTCTTTGTAGTGTGTAATTACCTCGCCGCCGGCCCTGTTATTCGTAACGGCTGAAGCAATGACCGCGCTTAGTGGCTTCCAGAAAAGCGCGAGCGCACCGCCACCAAATAATACGGCAGCAATGCTTGTGATTAGGCTGTTCTCCATTGGGTAATCCCAGCTGCGCATTGAAAAATAAAAGAGCGCCGTACATCTGGAGATGGGGGTGTCCAACGGCGCTTAAATCGCCCGTAGGCGTATGTGAGGGAATGGCAATATCGGCTCTTCGGCCTAAAGGTCCCAGGTAGCGGGATTCAGATACGAAAAAGCCCCGGCGGTTAACCGAGGCTCTTTTGTGTAATTCAGTCGACAACCAAAGCTATGGCGACGATATCAGATTTACATAAAATATATGCGTTTCAGTTCGGTTTTGCAATACTTTGGTCGTAATTTGTCGCCTTTTGTTGTGAACGTGATCGCGTTACCGAAATGAGAGACTGATTATCGAGCCGTGTGAAACTGCTCCGCATTGCCAGCCAGTGCGGAAGATAGGTTTCCGTAAAGGTGGATTTCGCCACGCCTAACAACTCGGCCAGTGCCTGATATTCGTAAACGTCACGCCCGGCCAGTTCAGCTTTCATATCCTGCGCCGCCAGCCAGATAAGCGCCTTCAACCTGTCCATCGTCTTGCCGGCCACCTTTTTCACTCCCAGCTGAGCCCTGAACTCTCCCCATGCCCATTGGGTAATCGCCACCTGGTTCTCCCAGCGCACGTTCTCGCTGTAGTTCCAGAGTAGCCACGCCTTCTGGTGCTCATCGAGTGACAGCACTGCACGACGCCACGACGCGGTGGAGTATTCGACCGGTTGAACCAGCGGGATGTGCGACCCTTTAGCGCGCGATTGCTGCCCGGGGATCGGCGGGCTGCTCGGGTTAACCAACTTCCCGTTCGCCGGGTTAATCACCTTCACGCGGGAGCGGCTGCGCGGTGTGGCAGTGAACATGGCGTTTTCAGCAAAGGCGACCAGCTGACCTTTGGTAGCCCCACTCAGATCTGCCGTCGCAACGATGAGCTGCTGGCGTACAAATTCCAGGTATTGAGTATTCACGCTGCGGCCCTCTCTGGCTGTTTGGTTTTGGTCTGGTTCTGGCTGTGCTTTGCTACTGGCGGCATCTTGGCGCACATGACGCTTTCGGCCTGGTATCGGGCTATCTGGTCACGGGTCACTCGGTCACCTCCAGCGCGAACATGCTAAAATTCGTGCTCCCACTTTGCTTGTGCTCAAGATTGCCCTCACCGTTAGTGAAAAATTCCCCCTTCGGCAGAAACGTCCGCGAAAACCGGTTATGCCATGCGCCATATTCGGTTGGCGTGCCGTCTTTGTATTTCACCGGGCCGCAGGCGCTGCACAGCTTCATTCCCTTGCGCCCTGGCGCATACGACCAATCAAAGAAGTCAGCAAATATCCCGGTGAAGCCCTGAGATGCGCAGGCGGTGTTTTCACAGCACCCACAACGTTCACATTGAAAAAGACTCATACTGCCTCCTGTTGACGGGCGCGGCGCTTCTCCAGCGCACGGGCTTTACGGGTGAAGATGGATTTGATGCGCTGCAGGTATGGGATATCGAACCGGCGGTTAGAGTTATCGTTGTTCAGGGCCTCAACCCTTTCCGGCCCGATGCGCTCGAGCAAGCCCTGTTCAAATGCTTTCTGAGCACCAGACATATTCCGGTTACAAAAAACGCATTGGCCTGCCGTGTTGTGGAGGTTAAACGCTAAGTGGGCAGCTGCGCCGCGGCTACGGTAGTGACCACAGTCTATGGTTCCGCCGTGTTTCTGTTCCGGGGTTCGTCCGCAGCTGATGCATGGCTTACCAGCGTCACGCAGACGCACATAGCCATTGAAGGCGGCTTGCGCCTCTACACGCCATTGGGATTTCGTCTTGAGCGCCAGACGCCTTTCACGACGATCCTTACGCCCTTCCTTCTCGGCCTCCTTCTGCGCTTTGATACGCTTCGCCTCAGCCTTAACCTTCTCCTTGGCACGCAACTCCAGCGCGTAGATAGCGCCGTGAGCCGGGCAGCACCAACGGATGTTGTCGTATTGCGGGGTAAACTTCTCTCCGCATACTTTGCACTTGCGGCGGGCTGGCTTACGCATGTGCACCACCCTGAACCTGCACCATTGTCAGGTTGCCGCAGAATACGGCTCCGGTATCGATATACATCTGGTTGGCATATTTGAGTGGGTTACGCGCCGGCGTGTGCCCAAAGATAAACAGATCGGCACCAGTTATTTCGCTGACAACGCCATCCATCGCATCGCTGACACGTTCGCGATTCCAGATGACCATTTCCTCAGGAACCGGCTTATCGAATTCGTACTCATTGTGGGGATAGTCTGCATGGCAGATGACCACCTTTCTGTCTTCTGTCACCAGTTCGATGATCAACGGCAGTTGAGCCGCTTTGTAGACCAGTGCCTTTGCCAGCACTTCTTTTTCGTAGTCGAGATAGAAGAACCAGATCCCACCGTTAGCTATCCAGTGATTAACGTTGCCATGCTCTGACAGGCCATCAATCATCATCTGCTCGTGGTTGCCACGCACAGCCCGGAACCACGGTTGATTGATCAGGTCCAGGCACTCTACGTTTTCGGTACCGCGATCAACCAAGTCGCCAACTGAAATTAGAAGGTCTTTATCTGCCTCGAAACCAACCTCATCCAGACGATTCATCAGGTTGGTGTAGCAGCCATGCAGATCGCCTACTACCCAGACATTGCGCCAGTCAGCGCCATTGATACGTTGATAGATGCTCATGCTGTTTTCCTTCTGGCAGCCAGACGAGCCCAGCGGGAGTCCCACAGGCTTGCGGTGTAGTTTTTGAGGGTTGGGATTTCCGACGGCGGCGGAGACGGCTTACGCTTCTCTTTGCGCACGCGGTAGATGTGACGATCGATGAGACGAGCAAGAGGGCTATGCATGCGCACCTCCAAAGCGGGAAGCCCATTCCATAGCCAGGCGTGATTCATCGCCCCAGCGGACGTTACGCTCAGCGCCAAAGGCATGGATGAGTTCGATGAGGTCACGCATCTGGCCGACAGTCATTCTGCTGGTTGACTGACCCAGCACCACGAAGCCATCGCCTGCCAGATTAGGCACAACGTCCTGCTGAACCAGTGCGGCAGCGAATACGTGCTTCCATGCTTCCGGAGAGAGTTTGCGGCCATGCCATTCGACCTGAGAGCTGATGTCTGACAGGCAGCACCAGAGCTTCGCATTCTGGTCGATGGAGCGGGTCATCTCTTTAATCTCGATGACGACCGGACGCTTCTCGTCAAGCTGCAGCTGGTTAATCGCGTTGATGGCATTTGCGCGGATGTTAGTGTTGCGCAGGAGATATTGCTGTTTCATACGCCACCTCCGAGAGGTAACGCAGAATGCAGAAAATCGCAGGTGACTTTCGTCATCTGTGACAGGAGAGATGTTGCGTTCAGTTGCGTCATAGATATGTTCTCATCTATGACACACGAGCTATGGCTGTTCGGGCCGGGCGGGTTTGTTCAGAACCCATGCAGTTGTTCAGGCTGCATGGTAATTATAACCTATGCGGTGAAAATGCAGAAACGTTGCGTCACGGTTCTAGCTGAAAATCATCATCAAATTGAGGCAGTTTCGAGACGCTGCCGTACGCCATAATGTAATCAATTCCCCTGCCCAGCGAGGTGGGATGATCGAACTCAAACATGAACACGTCATGGTAAGCCCGACCAAACCACCATCCTCCGCCGTATGCTTTGGCCCGTTGAATGAATATCCATTTGCCTGGCGTAATCCTCTCAAGGGTTACACCGCGATGGACAACATCGTAGCCTAAGTCTTTGCCACCCATGTTCCCTCTCCCTGCATTTATACTGTTTATATATACAGTATCAGAGGGAGGGTTTTGGTCAAGGGTGTTTGCGTCCGATCCTAGCCATCTTCGTCTTCATCGAAATCGGCATCTTCCAGTGCGTCACGGAATGAAACCGCAACCACCTTGCCGCCGAATGCCTCCATTTGAGCATGAACAGGAGGCTCCTCTCCATCTTCGAACTCAATAACGAAAGTCATTTTAGACATTACTCACTCTCCTGCTTCGGTGCTGCGGCTAGCATGGCTGCCCAGCACAATTTTGCCCTGTGTGCGGCCTGCTCACAACCGCTCATATCCTGATAAGCCTCCCAGTCTTCGTCCTTGCTAAAAAACTCATCAGGCTCGGATTCAAATCCATCGATGACCATATCCTCTGTCGGCTCAATGGGCACCAGTTTCCATTTATTTTCATCGAATGTAACGGTCTTCACATTTCACCTCTGATGGTTTTCTTGATCTTGATGCTGGAGTGGTAAGCGCCTTTTCTATAGTCCATCCGCTATCAAGCCTTTTGGCTATAGTTTTACGATGTATTCCTGTAATCCTTTCCCATTGCGTGATGCAGTGTGATTCCCCATTAAATTCGATGTTCCGGTTATTGGATCTATTTTGTGCTTGCTCTGTTGCATCTGCCCACTCGCAATTGGAAGGTTCATAGTGACCATCGTTATTGATTCTGTTTAAGCTTTTACCTCTCGGTCTTTCACCCATATCTTCAATAAAAAGCCTTCTACATATCCATCTATCACACACCCTGATTCCTCGACCACCGTACCTTTCATATTTAGGGTGGGCGGGGTCATAACAGCGGGACATCATCTGGCCCCAGGCGGTATTGCTACTCATTTCTGCCTCCATCCGGAACCGCCGGAGATTTGAATTGTTCGGAGTTACCGAACGGCTGAGGCAGCTCATCTATCGCAAAATCAGCAGAATTTGAGATAGTTGCTCCAATCATGGCGGCGCGGCAGGATTTGTGAATGGCCGTCATCGCATTATCACTTCCGGTAGTTGGTGTGCAGAAAAGTGAATATATTTCTTTCAGCTTTGCTACGGTCGGCATCTGCACTGGCTGCGCTACCGTTTCGGGCGGGGCGGCGTAGACTGGCGCATAATCACTGTTCCATCCGACCGGGTCGTTAAAACCATCCAGATATAACGGCTCACGCAAATCTCGGTTATCGTTTTGCAAAGCGCGCCAACCGGTAATCTCCTGCTTATCCCGCTCCCGGCGCTCCAGCAAATCTACCAGGGCGCACATCACATCTTCGCCCAGCTCAAACATGCCGGTTTTGTTTTGGTCTGCTGCTTTGAGCTGCTCAATAATTTTGCTCAGTGTCATGGCAGTAGCTCCAGTTTAAAAAGCATATTTACCGAGGCTACGAACGCAATAATCACTAATACCGCTTGCAATGTAGACATACTCATTCCCCCTCAATCTTCAGGCTGATGCCAGCTTTCAGCAGCGCAAGTTCAACATCAAAACTGCTGAGCCAGTCCCCGCCATCTTTAGGCACCATCACATGCCGCTCACCCTCGTTAATAGGATGACCCTCCCGTATCACATAGCCCTGCGGCAGCTTAACGCTGAGAGTCCGCGCCTCCAGTTCGGCGATGCGCGCTCTATCAGCATCACGCTCTGCCAGCAGTGCCAGTACGTCACGGTCAGAGTTCGCAATACGTCGCTCGGCGGTTTCTAGTGCGTCAAGAGTTAGCTCCAGAATGTCGCGCATATGCTCGGCGTTGCCGTGACAGGCTTCATCGTATCTTTCCCAAAGCCGAGAAAATCGTAACTCATAAGGTTTCGCTGCTCTCAGCGCTGCGTATTTGTCGCTCATACAGCCTCCCCGTTGCGCAGCTGCTGTGCCAGATACTCAAGAGCCATAACAGGCACGCCAATATGCCCCGTCCCTTCGAACTTTTTATGCAGGTGAGCAATAGCCGCATCCACACCCCGCGCCATCTGCTCGCGCTGCCAGGCGTCGGTAGCGAGAGCTTGAGGTCGTTTGCAGCAAAGGATTTCAAATGCCGCCATCATTCCCTGCTCTGGCACATCCTCGTGGTACTCATAGAACGCATCAAGAGCCTCCATCATCGCCGCACCACTCGGTTGTGGACGGTATTCACGCTGCGCCGCATTCTCCGCCGCCAGTTGGTCACGCTCAGCAAGCACACGCATCAAATATTCAGTCTTGCCTTCGTTGCTTTTCATGTCGTCCGGGCGGTACTTGCCGAACATACATTCACAAGCCTGCTCTTTGTTCATCTTATTCTTCCCCCTTGCTAATCTGCTCAATGCCTGCTGCTGTTACGTACCACTGACGTTTTGGGTAGGAGTAATTGAGCAGGCCTAGTTTGTTTAATGTGTTGCCGATGGTGTGGACTGAATTGCGCTCTACTGCGCCTTTGTGGATGGAGATGAGGAAATCGCGCTGAGGCTTGGTTAGTTTGCTCATGCTCTCTTCACTCCGAATGTCTTGACCAGTGCCGACTCCATACGGCCTACACAGGCACGAATACGGGCTATCTCAGTCTCAGGGAACATGCTGGTAGCCATCTGCTCCAGTGCGCCTTTGAGGGGTTTAGATTCGACCTTGGCGATACGTTCCCGGGCGAATGCCTTCAGAGCCTGCTTGATGCTGCGGCCTTCGATACGGGCCATTGCGCGGCACAGTTCAGCGTTGAGGATGGTCTCCGGAAATTCTGGATATTCCTGCTCAATGATTTCTCGGGTGTTGCGTGCTTCGTTCATGCTCTTCTCTCCCGGGCTGCCATGAGCAGGCTGTTAAACATGGCGTGGAGGTTTACTGGCTCTGGCTTAGGTTCCGGCTTTGTCTTTGCCACGCTGTAACGAAACATTCCGTTTGATTTCTCCCGAACAACTAACTTGTCTCTGGACATGCCAGTAAGCAGTGCTGATATAACGCTCGGACGAATTCTGGTAGCTATGGATATCTCAGGAGAGCTACACCCGGGGTGATCGGTGATGTGAGCGAGTACACGGTCAAATTGCGAGGTATTGGTCATCGTTAAAATCCTCTCAAAACCCGGTTAAGCCGAAGAAGAGCGCTGGCTGTCATCCTACGGGCGCTGTCGATGTAGTCCTGGCTTTCCGGATCATCTGAGGAAGCCAGTGATAATTTGGCTAACACCATGCATAGCTGGCTGTTGATATATTCGAGGTCTTGCCGATCAGCCATTTCTGGAGTTAATTTTTTGGTCATTAGAAACCACCTTTTTTATTCGGTTTAGCCTGGCGCTCAGCGGCTCGCGCCTGAGCACTTTCCTGATCGATATCGTAGATGATGCCGTTGCGCTGCTCGCAGTGAACGACGCCGGTTTCGCCGTGGCGGTTGAGGCGGAGAAGCAGCTCTGTTTCGCTTTGGTTGACGTTCTCGTCGTAAGCGCCTTCGCGGTAGATGGCCAGCCAGTAATCGCAGTCCTGTTCGATTTGTCCGGTATCGCGTGAGTCGCTCGGTAGCGGCCGCTTGTTGGGTCGCTTCTCCAGCTCTCGGTTAAGCTGAGTAAGCAGCACCACGACGCAATCAAGCTCTTTGGCGAGCGTCTTCAGACCTTTGGTAATCAGCCCGTAAGCCAGATCGTTACGTTCGGCCTTGTCTGCGGTCATGAGCGTCAGGTAATCAACGAGAATCATCCCTACCTTCCCTCTCTCGCGCTTAATGCGGCGTGATTCTGCAACGATGTGGGAAAGAGTGATGCCAGGCGTGTCGTCAACAAGCAGGTTCCCGGTATCGATTAGCGCACCCATGATTTTGGTTGCCTTGCCGATGTCGTTATTCCAGTCTCCGCGGTAGCCGTAATCATCTTTCTGCATGTCCGGATAGAACACGTTCGGAGACAGCCGGCTTTGCTGCGCGGTGATTTTCTCGACCATCTGGCTTTCTGGCATCTCGAGAGAGAACATCAGGGCTGGCTCGTTCTCAACGGTGGCACAGTTGATGCCCATCTGCGTGTAGAGCGTTGTCTTGCCCATCTTCGGCCTTGCTCCGATGACAAACAGGCTACCGCGAACGATACGTTTAACGCCCAGCAGATCGTCAAGAGACGGGATGCCGGTTGTCAGGCCGCGTGATTTACCATCAGGCTTCATCCGCTCTTCGAAACCATCTGACCAGTCAGCGACTGCCTGCTGGAAGGTGCGAAGCCCCTTTCGGCTGCCTGTCTTTGCGTGGTCGGCGATCTGCGTGAAGATGCTCTGTACCGCTTCGAACTTCTCAGCCGCTGACATCCCGTTGCGGGCGTACATCAGCTCAGTGGCCTCTGTCATGCGCTGAATGCCGTAGCGCTCCATCGCGGTTTCACGCACTCGGCTGGCGTAAGCAACGATATTTGCAGCACTCGGCGTGTTCTTGGACAACTCAGCCAGGTAAGCAAATCCACCAACTGAGTCGGCCAGCGCCTTGCTTTGCAGGACGTCGAACAATGTCAGCAGATCGACAGGCTTCTGCGCCCGGTACATCTGCACCATCTCGGCGTAGATAACCTGATGCGGCCGGGTGTAGAACGATTCCGGCTTGAGCATCGACAGGACTCTCTGCACGCGCTCACTGTTATCGTCATCAAGCAGCATGCCACCCAGGACGCTTTGCTCTGACTCAATGCTGTTTGGCGGAGTGATGTAATCAGAGGTCATCACAGGCCCCCTCTCGCGTCTTAGCGTACACATCGACGTTCAGGAAGAACTCCAGGGACTTTTTCCGCCATGTCTTGCCGGTGCGCTGGTCTGGTCTGTTTTCCAGCATCCAGCGGCAGTTGGTGGCGATGTAGTTCAGATAGACTTCCCAGTCGTTCAGAGTGAAGGGATGCCCGTCCAGTTGCCGGGTGACTTTGCTGGCTTTCTGCCAGAAGGTTCGGATCAGGTTTCTTCGCTTGTCAGTTAGGATATTTATGCCCTGAGCTTCAGGCAGAATCCTTCGGTAAACATCGACCACTTGCTCGCAGCTGAGAGACGGTTTTTTCTGGTCTGGATTTTCTGAGGAAGATGCACTCTCTCTTACGTTAGTAAGAGAGTTATTAGTTATATTATTGTTTATGGACAATCGTTGGACATCCGTTGGACAAACACCGCTGGGAGCCGCATTTTTACTGGAGTTTGCGTTGGACATCTGTTGGACATTCGTTGGACAATTTTGAGACTGAAAATCGTCATATTTCACGATGGTTATCAGGCTAAATTTCTTCTGCATCGAGGTGATGTTAATCATCCCCTTTGACTCGAAACTGCGAAGAAGGCTTTTAACTTTGTTGTCTGGGATGAACGTCTCGCTAACCAGTGTAGGTCTCCCAGTAATCATCTGTCCGCGCTCAACCGTTACTGGCCCGATATCAGTGGTAACAACAGCCTCGTCGTGGTTTGCCTTGAGGATAAGGTGAATCCAAAGGTGCACGGCTTGAGAGTCCTTGTAGAGGCGGCTATCCATAAACTGGCGGTGTATAGAGACAAACCCCATACCGGCTGCCTCCTGCTTGTTTACGCGGCTTTCATGCTGCCGGTAGTCTGCTAACTTAACGACGGCCATGCTTGCCTCCTGAAGATGCTATTGCCAGTCTGATGACGCCGATCAGGCGCTCGGCGAACGCCCGGTTATGAGACGCGGTAACAACTAAACCTTCAGGGGAATCAGGGTGACGCCGTTCCTCTTTTTCCTGGTGTTTTTTGCATTTTCGTGCCATTATTTACTCCTGAAGTTGTTGACATGACTCAGTGTTTTAAGCGTCCATGCTGTTACCGCAGCTGGGCGCTTTTTCATTGGTGATTTCCAGTTGGTACTTCGCGAACTCCAGTGCGATGGTCATCAACCACCGGTACTGATCCAACGGAAGCTTTTTCTCCCCCTTCATCACAAAGTCCTCAACACCGCTTGCTGCGAGCTGCTCCATGATTTCCGGGTATTTCTCAGTGCGGCGCAGTACAGTCGAGTCATGTACCCCTAGCGCCTTCGCTACAGTGCTCTGCTTCGTTTTAACGAGCGCCTGATGTGCTGCTGACAACAGATGTTTGCCGATAAAGGCCACTGCTGAATTGCGTGTTTTTGCGGGTTCCATTTCTGATAATTCCTGTTAGTTAAATTGGTTTATGCGCATCCATTGATGCGGTTGTGTTTGCCATCCCGTAACAGGCTGGCGAGCGTATTGTTAAAGAGCGGTGCTGCTATGCTGCGCTATTGCGTGTTGCTGCAAAGACCAAGCTTTCTTTAAGCACTGGCGGGTGCTGTTTGAAAACCTTGCTTGCCATCTCAATCGCTGAGGCTTTCTCTGGAGAAGCCCGACGATATCCGTAAGCAATCTGATCCAGATAACCAACCGTGGTGTTGGCAAGATCTGCCAACTTCGCCCACTCGGCGGAAGATGCGTCTTTGCGCCAGCGGAGTAATTCGTTATTCATAGGTTGCTCCGGTTAACGTTATGATTGGAGTTTAGCGTTATGCTAAATACTAAGCAAGCATCATTTAGCAATTTGCACATTTATCGTATTGCTAAAGAATGCGAGACTCAGAGAATGGAAAACAAAGAAATCAGAAAAGCCAACTTAGAGGCGCTGTACGACGAGCGGAAAAGTTCGACTGGAATGACTAAGGCGCAGTTCGCTGAACTCATTGACACCAGTCCTGCCGCTCTTAGTCAGCTCCTTGGGGAAAACCCGAACCGCAACATAGGGGATAAGCTGGCCAGAAAAATTGAAAAGGCTTTGGGTCTGTCATTCGGTTGGCTGGATGTTTTGCACTCCAAAGAAAACGCGGGTAACGTTGCATTTCGAGGAATGAACGAGACGAAGGGAAGTTATCCTGTAATCAGTTGGGTAAGCGCGGGGCAATGGATGGAAGCTGTAGAACCTTATCATCGCAGATCGATAGATCGCTGGTACGACACCACTGTGGTGTGCTCAGAGGATTCATTCTGGCTGGATGTTAAGGGGGACTCTATGACATCCCCTGTTGGCCTGAGTATACCGGAGGGAGCTGCAATCCTTGTGGATCCGGAAGTCGAACCACGAAACGGGAAGCTTGTTGTCGCTAAGCTTGACGGAGACAACGAGGCCACATTCAAGAAGCTTGTCATAGACGCTGGGCGCCGCTTCCTTAAACCACTAAACCCTCAGTATCCCATGCAAGAAGTAAATGGTAATTGCCGGATTATTGGCGTTGTAGTAGACGCTAAGATACTTAACTTACCGTAATTCCTCACACCACCCCAAAGCCCGCCGATGAGCGGGCTTTTTTTTACCTCCCGATAACTACGCACTTCAATGCTAAAAATTAAATTCTTTATTAATCAAAAGGCTAAATTACACACGCCAATTATTTAGCATTTTGCTATTGCTAAAGATTTAGCATCACGCTAAATTTAACCCATCGAAACGAAACATCGATGCGGCACAGGAAGTGAAGCCGCGCCAGACAGAAAGTCAGGCTGCTTATTTAACAAGATGATTCCTCCCTGTTGCGGGGAGGCCGAAGAAAGTGCTTCGGGGTGTGGTGAAGGGTTCATGGACGGGAATATGTCGCACGTAAAGCGGCGAGGCCTGCGGAACTATTGCCGAATTGAAGTAGGCCGAAGCGGGTCGAAATGGGTCTCCCACCTACCACACCACCCAAGCACTTACTGAGGACACTGATATGAACTCAAGACAGCGTTACAAGGCTAAACGCGCAGCTGAGCACCGCGAGCGCAAGGAGTATTGCCAGAAGATAGAGCGTGCATTTTCACGCCTGTCAGAAGATTGCAGCAACCGCGTACTGCGAGCCACTTCGCTCGGCAGTCTGCGCGAAACCAATAACGGCGGCGCAAGCTGCTTACCAGAAGTCGCTATCTTCGCAGCTGGGCATCGCAAATCCAAGCAAGTAGTGACAGCTCGCTAAGGCGGCTTATGAAAAACGCCATTCGTTGCCCGGTGTGCGGTCAAGACTTCGACCCACGCACACCGGTGTGTCACATCAGCAAGCATCACAAACACGCTACAGAGCATCAGCTGAGACAGATACGCGATGCCAGGCGTCAGCATTTCAACAGCAGCTCCTTAGGGGCTGACGGCAAATAATCAAAAGGTGAATTACATGAACGAAGAGAAAGAACTCAGCTTTGAAAGCGCGGTAAAGCCTCTGATTAAGTGGCTTAACGATAACGCCAACCCGCACGCTGTAGTCATTGTGGAGGTTGGCAGTGCGGTGCTGTATTCGGGCGAGCAGTCAGTAGTCACTGATGAGTTTATTCGCGACTAACCGGCGCAGCCTCTCTTCACGAGGGGCTGACGGCAAATATAACAAAGGGTGAGATATGGAATTCAAGTACGAAGTCGATTTACAGCCTACCGAAGAGCAAATTGCAGCTGGCATTCAGCAGTTGCTCGAAGAATTTCCGGATATCGCAGATCAAGTAGACGATGACTCTGAGCTGGAAGATGCCGTGGTATTCATCTGGCAAGCGATGCTGGCTGCCAAGTAGCCCGGTCGGGTTTCTTATACAGAGAGGGGGAAGAGGATGGAGTGGATTAAGTGCAGCGAACAATTGCCTGAGGCGCAGACGCAGGTTCTGGTAAATGACCTCAATGGAGAAGGCGTGCTGATAGCCTGGAGAGCATTGTGGATGAGCAATGGTAAGCCTAACGGTAGCTGGGGATGGTGCTTCCAGCACGACGTCATCGACAGTAATGACGTCAAAATTAAGGAGTGGTGTGCATATCCAGAGCCAACCATCAAATAGACCCGCTCCGGCGGGTTTCTTTTTGCCCAAACAAAATCCTGCTTTCGAGTGGGCTTCTTTTTTGGCAACAGACACGCGAGTTAATTGTTCAACGTTCCGCGCCGCGGCGATAAGCGGGGAGATGATTATGAATAAGGTTTACGCATGGGGTTCTTTCAAATTCCCGCAGGTGGGCCAAGAGGTCAATTTTTGGGTCGATGAGAGCAACCACTACGCCCAAGGAGTGGTGGTTTACTCAAGCGAAAAGGGGGCGGTAGTCGATATTGGATATCTTGCCTCATCCAGCGAGCCTGGAGACTTCGCACCATTAACCGAAGAGGACAGAGTGCGAAATGCATTCATAGCTGCCCTGCATTATGACCCGTGCGTAATTGGAGAGCACCGCCTTTTCAAGTCAACAGCCGAGGCGATATTCGAAGCCATCAAGGCCGGAAAGGTTCCTGGTGTAAAGCTGGAGGCCTCATGACCGTCACCCACAAAAACACGCTGTATCGCGTCACACCGCTGGCTTGCGGATACAAGTGGCTGCTTACCGATGTAAATAACCCTCACAACAAGTTAAGCCTCAATCGGCAGCAGATGCAGGTTGCTGGCTTCGGTCACTTAACGGAGGTCAGAAATGCATAGCCACTACGGTCACATGCCAATCATCCGCCAGTGTATTCAGACAGGTATGCAGGTAATACATGAGGGGCGTACCTACCGCGTCTCTGTTGTTCAGCACGATAAGAAGCGCATCCACGTCCAAACGCTTCATGGTGCATTCCATATCACTGATGCTGTGCTCGAAGTGCTTATCAACTGGTGCGGCGAGCCTCTGATGCACTAAACACCACCCTATTCCCACCCCGGCAGCCACTACGCGGCGGCCCTCGCTCACCCAGGAGTTGAGCTATGAACGCATATTACGCGCAGGACAGAATCGAGGCGCAGGACTGGACGCGCCATTACCAGCAGATTGCCCGCGAAGAGAAAGAGGATGAGCTGGCTAAGGATATCGATAAGGCACTGCCACAGCGCCATTTTGAGGCCCTGTGCATCGATAACCTCCAGCGTGCTGGCGTGAGCGTGCAGGCCATCTCCCGGGCGTTTGACGACGACGTCGACTTTCAGGAGCGCATGGCTGAGCACATCAGCTACATGGCCGGGGTAATCGCAAAGCATCAGATTGATATCGAAGAGGCGCAGTAATGGCTAACCAATTAATCGACCAGGTCTACGGCCTGGTTAACCCACTTAAAGGTGATTTTGAGCAGGTATGCGCTGAGCCTTCCATCAACTTTAAGCGCGAGTCTGAGTTTGCGATGCAGATATTCGCTAACAATGACTACCTGGCTAAGGTTGCAGTTTCTAACCCGGTCAGCACTCGCAGCGCCGTGATGAATGTGGCCGGGATAGGAATCTCTCTAAACCCGGCGCAGAAGCTGGCGTACCTGGTGCCGCGCAAGGGAGCTATCTGCCTCGACATTAGCTATATGGGCCTGATGCACATCGCACAGCAGTCTGGTGCAATTAAGTGGTGCCAGTCGGCTATTGTCCGCAAAAGCGACCAGTTCCGGCGTGAGGGCCTGGATAAGCCGCCAGTCCATATCTACAACGACTTCGATACTGCTGAGCAGCGCGGTGATATCGTAGGTGCATACGTTGTCATCAAGACCGACGACGGTGACTACCTGACGCACACTATGCGCATCGATGACATTTTCGCTATCCGTGACCGGTCAGAAGCGTGGAAGAAGTATAAGCAGGACAACAGCAAAAAGTGCCCGTGGGTTACTGACGAAGAGCAGATGATCCTCAAAACGGTAGTCAAGCAGTCTGCCAAATACTGGCCCCGTCGTGAGCGCCTGGACGCAGCTATCGACCACGTTAACACTGAGGGTGAGGAAGGGATTAACTTCTCATCAGAACGGCAGCCTGAGCGCGATATCAGCCCGGCAACACAGGAGACGTTACAGGATATTAACGACCTGCTGCTCAAAATGGATAAGACGTGGGATGAAGACCTGCTTCCTCTGTGCTCCCGGATCTTCAAGCGCGAAGTTAACGATGCAGCCGACCTTACTCAGGTAGAAGCTGTAAAGGCGCTGGGCTTCCTTAAGCAGAGGGCCGCAGCATGAACGCCAACCCACTTATGCCCGGTGAAAAATACGGGCACTTAACCGTAAAAGAATATTCGCACATGCTGAGAGGTAGAAGAATGTATCTCTGCTTTTGTGTGTGCGGTAATCCATGCCACAGAGCCGCAAATCAGCTTAAAAACACCTCAATAAGCAGTTGCGGATGCATGACAGGGAAAAACACCACTCACGGTCGACGCAATACCCGCGTTTACAGGATTTGGAGCGGTATGAAAAACCGCTGCACGAACCCAAACAACAAAGACTTCGAAAAATACAGTCAGCGCGGTATCTGCGAAAGATGGCTGACGTTCGAGCTGTTTCTTGAAGATATGGGACTTCCTCCTACGCCCAAACATCAGCTTGATCGAAAGAATAATGAAGGTCCGTATTCAAAAGATAACTGCAGGTGGGCAACCGTTACCAGGCAGGCGGAAAACAGAAGCACTTCTTTTTACTGGTTTGTTGATGGATTGAGTTTTGAAAGCGCCGGAGCCGCGGCTAATCATTTTGGCGTAAAACCAGCAACCATCCACAAATGGTGTAATGGCTACAACAATAGAGGGATAAACGTCCCGCCGAGAGCCAACTGCCGTAAGGAGAGGAAATATGGATAAAAGCTGGCTCATTAAATTTGAGCAAATCTTTGGACCAATCGCACAAATAGAGCAAGGAAGCGAGACATGGGCAAGAGCCAGGCTCGGTGTTATTACGGCCTCTGATGCACATAACGTCATCTCAAAGCCACGATCCGGCAAGAAGTGGACTGACATGAAGATGTCTTACTTTCACACCCTGCTCGCTGAGGTATGCACCGGAGTTGCACCAGAGATTAACGCCAAAGCTTTAGCATGGGGAAAGCAGTTTGAGGAAGACGCACGCACCCTGTTCGAGTTCACTACTGGCGTGACCGTCACCGAATCCCCGATCCTTTTCCGTGACGAGAGCATGCGAACTGCCTGCTCCCCTGACGGTTTGTGCAGCAATAACCTCGGGCTTGAGCTGAAGTGCCCGTTCACCTCCCGCGACTTCATGAAATTCCGGCTGGGCGGGTTCGAAGCTATTAAGTCCGCTTATATGGCACAGGTTCAATACAGCATGTGGGTAACAGGCAAGGAAGCCTGGTTCTTTGCCAATTATGACCCGCGCATGAAGCGTGAAGGCCTGCATCATGTGGTTATTGAGCGCGACCCGCAGTACATGTCCGACTTCAACGAAATGGTGCCGGAGTTCGTCGAGAAGATGGATGAGGCATTAGCAGAGATAGGCTTCGTTTTTGGAGAGCAATGGCGATGAGAACCTCATGCGACAACATCCGCGTAGGCAGCGTAACCCTTGTCTACTCAATCGTTAAAAGAGGCTGGGTATATCCCGGCCTCTCTGTTATCAGAAACCCACTCAAGGCGCAGCGTGTTGCGGAAGAGTTGAACAGAGTTAAGCAGGAGGCGGCGTGAATGAGCTGGCTTTATTCGCAGGCGCTGGCGGAGGAATACTCGGAGGGCACCTCCTTGGATGGCGAACAGTTTGCGCAGTTGAACGTGATGCCTACGCCGCACAAGTTCTCGCGCAACGACAAAACGATGGGATCCTCCGACCTTTCCCGATTTGGTCTGATGTGTGCAGTTTTGACGGAAAACCGTGGCGAGGAATTGTTGACGTCGTATCTGGAGGATTTCCGTGCCAGGACATTTCTTCCGCAGGAAGTGGAGCCGGCATCGATGGAAGCCGATCCGGACTTTGGCGACAAATGGCGAGAATCATCGGTGAAGTACGACCTCGATTCGTGTTCGTGGAAAACTCACCTCTGCTTGTGGGAAGAGGACTTGCAATGGTCATTAGTGACCTTGCCAAAATGGGGTTTGATTCGGAGTGGTGTTGTTTATCAGCATCAGACCTTGGAGCGTCCCATCAGCGTGACCGTATCTGGATTGTCGCCCACGCCGCGGGCCAGCATGGGATCGCACGGGATAGCATGGTGCAGGGCAAGGACGGGAGAGCATCGGCACAACCTGGAGGACTGGCTGGCACATCAGCACATCCTGTCTGGCGGGCTGGAGACGCCTGGTCTCAACGTGAGCCCATCTTATGCAGAGTGGCTGATGAAGTGGCCTTCGGGGTGGACAGACTTAAAGCCATTGGGAATGGACAGGTTCCAGGCGTGGCTGCAACAGCATTCAACCTTCTCACAAATTCCTGAAGTGAAAAATCCGGAGGCAGCATGACCGCAGAAATCATCGACCAGGCCAGCGAGCTTGAGGAAATGCTCCGCGAGCAGGCCATTGCAGCACATCGCATAGACCGCAACGCAGTATCAGCGACGCACTGTATCGAGTGCGAAGAGGCGATACCACAGGCGCGGCGTGAAGCTGTGCCGGGATGCCGGACGTGCAGTGATTGCCAGCAGTTAATCGAATTGAGGAATAAGCAGAGGTGGTCGTGATGGATTACAGCAAGATGACAGATTTTGAGATTAACAGCGCTGTCCATAACGCGCTCATGAAAGAGCCGTACAAGCTGGAATTTCTCGGCAATGACAAAATCAGATGGACTAAAAAAGGTAGCGACGTTGTCACTGAGAAAGTGGCCTATGGAAAAACAACGCTGAAGGATTACTGCAACAACGCCGCCGACGCATGGCCGATTATCCATGAACACGGAATTAGCCTTGCTTTTGATAAGAATGAAGATGAATGGGTAGCCTGGGGTGATTTTGAATTCGATTTGGCTGGGTGGGATATGAAAGAGCAGCCAGCAGAATATGAACACCATAAAAACCCACTCAGAGCGGCGATGCTGGTCTACTTGCAGCTTCAGGAGGCCAAATGAGCAATCCAATTTCTGTGGGCCTTAGCCCTATAACCAATAAGATTTTTGCGGGCCGGAGTAAAGAGCGCAAAGGGTTGGCTGAAGGTTCAAGACAATGGGTAGGCGAAAGGTTTGACGTCACCGACGAAGCTTGCCATGCCGTGGCTATGCACCTCATGAAGGCCGGGGAAACCGTGGTTTATGACCTGCCAGGCGGCAAAGAGTTGCACCTTAAGGTTGACATTAAGGAGGGCAAATGAGCGAGCGCGAGCAGTTTGAGGCTTGGTTTAGCGACGGTGGTAAATATCCACACGCAGTAGAAAGGTCTGGCGAGGGTTATGTTTTTGCGGCTGCGAATAGCCAGTGGGAGGCGTGGCAGGCAAGCAGGGAGGCGCTTAAGGCTGAGCAGGGACAGGGTAGCGAGCTGTTAGCCAGCGCAAAAATTATTGAGCAGTCTGCGGTAGCTATTGTGCAGAGCCTCAAGCAGCCAGCAGTTGATGGCTGGATAGCGTGCGCGGACAGGATGCCGGAGGAAGGAGGTCGATACTGGTGCTATGTCGAGGAGCAAAACAGCCTTGGGAAAAGCCATTATCAATGGAATTGCTCATGGAATGGCGATGAATGGGGCGGGGAAGCGCTTAGTGGCCGCGTAACTCACTGGCAGCCACTCCCCTCACCTCCTGCAATCAACCACCCCATCGACACAACACCTAACCAGTATGACGCGCTGGGGAAAGGAGGTGAGCAGTGAGTAGGCCAGCAACGCTTCTGAGATTGCGAGAAAACATGAGAGGGAAGCGCTTTTGTAGCGATATCAATAATCCGTCCTTTTCAGTCTTGGTAATTAATGTCTTCACTTATGGGAATGGTTTTCAGGTGCTCTTCACTTATGGGAATGTTTCCAACCCTTTGTTGTGCGGGTATGGGAAATTCCTCAAATATTATCCGTACGAACTAGCTGAATGAGCCGCTAACACAGCGGCTTTTTTAATGCCCATGCGGCAGTAAATCTATCAACTAACGGCTGCTCTATGCGGGCGGCATGAGGGGGAATTGTGAAAGATTATGAGTCTGGGTCATCACTGCAACTGCGCAATCTTATTCGCCAGCGCCATGCGGAATGGTCAGATAAAACGTTTGGCAGTGTCGGGCCGGTCGGGCCACTGAAGCACCTGTCAAAGGAAGCGCTTGAGGCTGCAGCCGAGCCAGAAGATTTAAGCGAGTGGGCAGACATGCAGTTTCTATTGTGGGATGCGCAGAGACGGGCTGGAATCAGTGATGCAGAGATTACGGCCGCAATGGAAGAGAAGCTGAACATCAATATGCGACGAGAATGGCCTGAGCCTAAAGATGGAGAACCTCGTCTGCATATCAAGTGACGGCAACTTACAGCCCACTCCCTGAGTAGGCTGTTGGGTGCAATCCCGCACCGCTCTGACACAGGAGACTGGCGTCAGAGTTCGGATTGATTATTTAGCCCGCCACTGAGCGGGCGTTTTTTTGCCCGGAGGACAAAGGATGCAGGTTCACATACTAGTCAGGCATCACAGACGGTCGGTAGTAAAAGTTGAGGAAGTCGTATCGGTACACGAAAGCAAGGCCGACGCCCTTAAGGCTATGTTCACTAAGAACGGCATTCACGAATCCCGCCAGCCGTACGTTTACCGCGTTATCAGCAAGAAGCTTCTGTAAAGCTACATCATCATGGCCGCCGAATAAGGCGGTTTATTTTTGCCCGGAGGAAAGACTATGCGAGAGTTACGCGAAGACTCACTCATTGACATGAAGTTCATGATCGAGGATGCTGGCTACACCGCCAAATACTTCTATGACCAAATCAAGTGCGGCAGGCTACCAAAACCAATCAAATACGGCCGCTCATCTCGCTGGTTGTATGCCGACTACCAGAACTGGAAATTCAGCCACCTCTCCCCTCAAAGAAAAGCATCGTGA